TTGAAGCACCAGCACCGCTAGTCGGGAAGACCGCCCTGAATGCCGATCCAACCGTCCCGAGAATTGCACCAAGAGCGTGAAAGGCATTCGAGATTGCCTTGATAATGACTTCTCGGCCGCCCATATCAGTGAACGACTGCAGGATCTTACCGAGAGCATAGATCGGCTTGGTCAACGCACTTTCGGCGATGTTGTGGAACGAGGAAAGCGTGGTTGCTGCTTGTGTGCTGTTACCGATGATCGCCTGGAATACACTCGCCCAGGCCGTTGCGACTTCCTCTTTCAGCGCCTGCATGAGCTGGCTGACTGTGCGGATCTGCGTCGCCGACTGAACGGCAATCGCACCCTGCTTCTGAATCGCAGCGGCTTCCTGAGCAGTGTAACCCATCGCCCGGAGTTGCTGCGTGTTCAGGTCGCCAGTGAAAGTGGCCAGCGTGTCCGTAAGGATCTTGGACGTGAGCCAGCCGGTCTGCAGCGTGTTGCGGAAGCCATTGTCTTTCTTGATCATCGCGTCAATAGCAACGCCATGTGCCCGGGCATCTTCGATCAGGGCGTTCTGGAAGACCTTACCACCCAGACCTGCGTTGACGACCGAGTTCCAGTCCTGCAGCTTGACCCGTCCGGCCGCAATCGCTTGGGAAAGCTGGTACATCGCCGTCGAAGCCTGCTCGGCACTCGAACCAGACAGGGCCGCAAGGTTCGCAATACCCTTAATGGACGAGACTGAGGTCTTCAGGTCGACGCCGGCCGCGGTGAAGGTACCAATGTTCTTGGCCATCTGGCCAAAGTTGTACACCGTCTTGTTAGCATAGACGTTCAGCGTGTTAAGCGCTGCGGTAACGTCCTTGAGCTTCGTACCTTCGGCCGAGGTGTTGGCCAGAATCGTCTGGATCGCGTTGATCTTGGTCTCGTAGACGTCGAGACCGGCCTTGATTGGGTCAATCGTGAACGATTTAAGTATGCTCTCGCCCGCGAACAGACCCTGCCGAACCAGGGAGGTGAACACCGTGAGTCCGGCAATATGCATCAAGTTAAAACGGTGTGTTACGTTATCAATGCCGTTCGCCATGCCTGAAAGCGAGAACCGCTTAGCAGATTCATCGAGGCTGTTGATGCCATCAGCAGAACCCTTGAGCCCGTTCAGGCCGTTCTTCAGACTTGTAAGTGCATCTACGGTGTTCTTGACTTGCGAGATGAACGACGCGGCCTTGAACGACATTTCGACAATGCGTTCGTCGATGTTTCCAGCCATTACGAAGACACCTCCTTCCACACCGCTGCTGCGATCTCGTCAAATATGGGCTGAATTGCCGGGTTAATGAAATCCCGGCCCTGAACGTATCCGCCTGTTCCGGTTCCGTGCCCGAATTGCAGAAGAATAATGATGGGCGTTCCGGCTTCGTCCTTGTCGCGGTTAGTCCACCACAGTTTGGCGTCGCCTCCGCTTATCTCGATCTCGTAATCCCAGGAATTGGCGGTTACTCCCGTAGCAACTGGCGTTGCCGCAGCGAGTGCCGCTACTCCCCGGCGAGCATAGGCATCAAGAACGTTGTACATCTGTCCTCGGCCGAAACGCGAAAGGAATCGATCGGTTTCGTTGAAAGTGCCCGTTACATTAATGCTAAGCATCGGGCTCCTTTCGCCCTAGAACTTGATGATGAAGTTCATGTTCAGATATTGCGGGGTGTGGTCGCCGGTAGCGGTTACTCCAGTGACCAGAGCACCATTGGACTTGCTGGTCGAGCCATCTGCCCTTGTCGAGAAAGCATCAAGGTTGAAGTTAGCGGTCCACGTATCACCATTTTGGCGATCGATGTACACGTTTGGACCGCTTCCGCCCTGAGTAAGGGTAATATGCGCCGTTACGGGCGTTGCTCCTCCTTGAACCGTATGCGCGTGGGTAGTTGCCCCACCGACTTGCCCCAGATGCGCTGTGTCCTGCCGGGGAAACCGGCCACTCATGTTCGGCAGGTTGAAAGTTGTCGTACCGTTGCCGGCGCCGAAGGTCGTTCCGATCAAGGAGAACAGCGTTGCGAACGTGGTCCTCGAAACGGCGGTACCATCGCAAATAAGCCATCCAGTAGGCGCTGTTCCAGCGCTGTACATGATGATTGCACCGGTTGGAGCAACACCAATCGGACCCGCAGGACCTGTAGCACCTATAGCACCCGCTGGGCCGATAACTGCCCCGGCGTCTTGTGTAGATCCACCGCTTGACGTCAAGATCAAATGCCCAGAACCGTCGACGTGACCGCTTACCACGCTTGCATCGGCGATGTTCTGCATCGCATCGGCCGTAAGGCCAGTAACCGTAGCCATTAGGCCTCCTGCTCAGAGTGAGTAGATCTGGTACGTGGTTCCATCGACGAGTATCGCTGATGGCCAGTCGATCTGAAATGTATCAGCGTCGAGCATTGTGATGACCGAGTCCGGACCAGTCGCGGTCCAGGTTCCATCGCCATTGTCAGTGATCTTGAGCACCGTGTTCGACTCAAACAACTCATACACGGTTTGCGGATCAGGCAGCGAAGGCTCATTGTCGGCGTTGCCATACAGGATGTCCTCGAGCTGCGCTAGTGCATCAGGATCAGCGAAGTCAGTTACGACGATCAAGTGTGATGTAGGCCGGCCGAAGGGTACTGCGACTGGTGACGTGGTGAAGTTCCACGCGAATGCCACCGGGGAAATATCGCCACCGGTCGATATGTACTGATCGCTCGACGGAGAGACTGTCGCATTGTAGACGATGTGAATCTCTCTTGTATCCCGGTAAGTGACACCGAAAGATTGACGAGACTGTGCAGTGATTCCGCTATCCAGGCCAATGCAAGGCTCGAACTCGTCAGGATACATGAAGGCGGTAATCGTTCCAGCAAACGTAGATGGAGCGAACTGATCCTTGTACTTCTGCCCATCGAAATATAGTGCTGACGGAGCAGAGTCGCCCACCTCTGAAACTGAAACCAATCCGTCCCAAGCTACCCCCGGGGAATTTTCCGGATAGAGAATTCCATTGCTAACCCCCTGAGAATATAGATGGGCGTCGATCCATTGTGCGCGCACCATCCCTCCTCAGGACGTTAGCAGCGGGATGAGTTCTGAAATATCAGGCAGTCTGGGATCATTTGAGTCATCACCATAGAGCATTGCCTCAACGGCTAGCATGCTGCCGGAGCTAACTTTTCTGGTGTCAAATATGACATGAGATGTTGGCCTGAATCCGTACCCAACTACTGGAACAGTGGTGAACGCCCACGTGTTGGTTTTGGGTGAAGGGTCATTCGTAAGTGTTGCATGGACGAAGTTTGACACTTGCGCGTTCGCGTTGTAGACGACATGCACCTTGTACGCGTAACTGGTTCCTACGGTGTCGTTCCCGACCAGTGTGCGGTACGAGAATCCGAACGTCTGTCTTGGTTGGTCCGCAGCAAATAGACCAGTAGATAGCCGGCTGCGACCAGCGCAAGGCGTGAACTCATCGGGCGACGAGAACGCTTCGATCGTTCCTGCAAAGTTCTCTCCTGTTACCAGATTGAGAATCTTCTGGCCATCGAGATAGTAGGGAGCGGCACTGCCGCCGGCGCTGGCTTCGGTTACACTGGCAAGACCAGTCCAGGGTACGGCAAGAGGAATCAGATCTCCTGTGTACAGCATCCCGCGGTCGACACCAGTGTGGAAGAGGCGTTGACCAGCGACGTCCCATGTTACTCTGGTCATGTCACCCCTTAGTTCCTAGTTCTTGACGCCTTTGAGCGTTAAGGTCCCGGTTTCGCTGAGCAACTTCTCTGCTACTCAGCTTCTTGTCTGGTGCGTTCTTGATGTTACACACCTTGATGAGCATTAGTAGGCGGTTAAGATGCCAATGCTCGCATTCGAACGGGATTCCGAGTGAGATCATCCAGTAATAGATCAGTTCAGAAGTAACAACTTCTGCGGATACTGGTGGCATTGGTTCGTTGATCCATGTCGCGGTCATCTTCGCGTTGATGTAGGCGTTGATTTCCGCGTAATGCTCTTTCGTGAAGTACTGCAAGAGCTCTTCGGGGAATTCTTCTCCGGAAAACATCATCCGGACATAATCCAGAACCTGGTCGCTAGTCTTTGCTTCGCTTCCCAGGAACGGAATTTCCCATTTCGACTCCCATTTTGACAGCGAAACCAGCGAGTGCTCCAACTCCACCATGACGAAGTTGGCAGAGACAAACTCACTGGCTCCTTCGTCAAATGCCTCGGCGGTAACGATCTTGAGCTGGAGCACCCGCTAGTTCCTTCCTGCTAGCTGACGAACGTGAACAGCCACTCCTCGACGACCGGCTTGTTGAACACGTAGCCGGCGTTGGGCGTGGCAGACACGACCTTCTTCTGTCCCGTGGTGAGCGTGACCGTGCCGGCGGTGTGCTCGACACCGTCCAGGTAGTAGGTCGTACCCGTCTGGGACGGGATGGTGATGGTGTGCGCACCATCGAAGGTGGCCGCAGTCAGCGTGATCGCCGTGATCGAGCCCGCGAACAGCGCGATGACGTCATCCGGAGACGGCAGTGACGGAGCAGTGCCCGTCGTACCGTACAGGAAGTCCTCGAGGCTGCTCAGCGCGGTCGGGTCGACGGCGGTGCTGTCGATGACCAGCAGGCAGGTCGGCTCCATGCTGGTCACGGTGACCGTCGTGCAGTCGAATGCCCACGAGAACTGCACCGACGCCGGCGAAGCGTT